CCAGCAAGACCAAGGCACGCTTGGAAGCGATTGCTAACAGCTTGGTGGAGCGAATTACCCGCAAGGAAGCCAAGGCGTCCGTAGAGCCGAAATTCGTTGCAGAGGTTCTTCTGTGCTCACGCGCGGAAGCCGATGCCTACTGCGCCACACGTAAAGACATGACACCGGAAGAAGCGAGAGCTTCGTTGCTTTCGCTGGTGATTGGAGAACCCTATGAAAAAGTCAACTAACCGATTCTTTAACTCAGCCGCGAAGGGCAACACGCTCACGCTGTCCTTCTACGACGCCATCGGCGCGGACTTTTTTGGCGACGGTATCACAGCCACCATGGTGCAAGAGACACTGAATCAGGCCGACTATACGGACATCACAGTGCGCCTGAATTCCCCAGGCGGAAACGCCTTTGAGGGTGTCAGCATTTACAACCTTCTGCACTCTTGCGGCAAGCCTGTGAACGTCGTGGTGGATGGTCTTGCAGCCTCCGCTGCTTCAATTATCGCCATGGCGGGCGACACCATCACGATGAACGACGGCTCCATGCTCATGATTCACGAGGCTCAGGCTATGGCCATGGGCGATGCCGCCGAGATGCTCAAGATGGCCGACACGCTCAAGGCTGTGACAGGTAGCATTGCCGATATCTACGTCAGTCGTACCAAAACCGATAAGCCCGAAGTGCTCGCGCTGATGGCCGCCGAAACTTGGATGGATGCCAGCGACGCTTTAAGCAAAGGCTTCGCCACTGCAACTGCCAAGTCGTCTGCCGTGAAGAACTCGTTTGACCTCGGTGTATTCAAGAACACCCCAGAGGTTCTGAAAAACACTGCGCCCTCATGCGAATGCGAGTGCCCACAATGCACAGATGGAACCTGCGAAGACTGCTCTTGCGACGAGTGCGATTGTGACAACTGCGAGTGCAAGGCCCCCGGTGTAACGGATGAGACTGGCTCTGAGAATGCCACGCCAGACAAGATTTCCATGTTCAGCAAGCAGCTAGAAATCAACAAGAGGAAATAATGTACCAACAAATAATCACACCTCGGTCAGCGCCAGTCATCACTCCGGAGCAGCTTGCTGCGTTTGGCAGATTTGATCTGCCTCAGCAATATGTCACTGGTTCATCCCCGCAGGTGGAGACCGATGATTATGCGCTGTTGGAGACCTTTATCGAAGCGGCAACCGATGAGGTCGAAACGGCAGCGGCCACTGCCTGTTTGCTTGAACAAGTCCTGCTCACCTTCGACTACTTCCCCGGTCAGCAAGACCCGCGCAACTTCCTCAACAACGAACTGAGCTTTGCGTTCACGGCGACTCCATGGTGGTGGTACGGATTTCCAACAATGGACAGCATTGAGCTTGTGCGCCGTCCGGTGGTTGTCCCCAGTGGCTCGCCCCTGACCAACTCCGTGACTGTCACCTACAACGATACGAATGGTGTTTCGCAGACCTTGGACCCATCCACTTACACCGTATTCGCTGACAAGATCACGTTGAACGTCGGATGCCTCTGGCCTTTGACCGACCGCAGACAGGATTGCATTCAGGTCTCCTACTGGGCTGGTTTTGATGAGAGCGATGTCACCAAAGTTCCAGCACGGCTCAAAATGGCAATCCTGTATCTTGCCAACCACTTCTATTCTGTGCGCCAGATCGTTTCGACTGAGCCAACCACGGAAGTTGGAATGACGCTGTGCAGAATGCTGTCCAGCTTCAGAAGCATGAGGATTCCCAGATAATGAAGCTCCCTAAGCAACCAAACGGAGTGCGGTATCTAGGAGCTTCGGACTTCAACTCCTACATCACCATCACACAGCCCAACAGCGGAAACGCTGTGGATGGAACGCCGCTCCCAGAGACCACGGTTGCCCCGAATATTCATGCCAACATCAATCAGTGGCGCGGCAAACAAGAACAGAAAACCGATGCGTTGCAGGCTCAGAGCAGCTACAAAATCATCATTCGGTATCCGCAGACCTACACACTGGACACAGGAATGAACATTCTTGTGCGCGGCCAGCGTCACAACATTGAGAGCTTCAGCGACCCCGATGGTCAGAGGGTTGAACTCCACATCTGGACATGGGTTGGCAATGACACGGTGAACAACTAATGGTCGAACAAGGGCTGTACCAACTCATCATACAAACTTCGGGCATTCAATCCCTCTTGGGTTCCCCCACCAACAGCGTCAAATGGGTTCTGGCCCAGCAGGGAACGGTCATTCCCTACATCGTGCTCAGCAGCGTTGCCACGACTGATACAAACACAATGGCTGGCCCCACAGGATTGAGAAGCTACCTGCTCCAGGTCGCGTGCTATGCAAGCGACTACTACACCAGTCGAACAATCGCCAAGGCTGTACGAGGATTATTGGCTGGCTACAAAGGCACACTCCCCGACGTCAACTCCACGGTTGTCTCTTCCATCCTTTGCGAAAAGGATTGGGACATGAAGTACGAGGAAGGCTCCAAGGGCTTTATCTACGGTGCCTTGCTTCACTTCCGTATCTGGTTCATCGACTGATTCCAACTACATAACCCTTGTTTAGAAGTAGCAAGGCGAATACACGTAAGACGAATACAGGGCAGTACGCAGTATTGCCTCAAGATGAAGACCAGCTAATTCACGGGCATTCTGCCCAGGACGCACTCTTGCGTCTAGCTTGTCCCTCCCTGTGTTTCTCCCGCCTGTTTCGCCTTGCTACGAAAACCCCTATGCCCATTGAAATTGAAGGCCTCGCCGACTTGTCTGAACTTCTCACGGAGCTTACTCCGAGGGCAGCGAAGAGGTACTTGTCGCGCTGCGCGGAACCCGCTGCTCAAGTCGTCATTGACGCAATGGAAGAGACCGTTCCTGTTGGCGTTGGTGTTCTTGAAGAGGGCATGGGTTGGCAAAAGAAGTGGGGCAACGATGGTGATGAAACCACGATGGAAATCAACATCGGCCCGTTGAAACCGTTCTTCTGGGGATCGCTGCAAGAGTTTGGCACCGCGACGCAACCTGCTCAGCACTGGATGGGAACCGCGTGGGAAACCAGCCGCGATAAGTGCCTTGATGTTTTTGCTACTGAAGCCATCGGGTTACTTCAGGATTTGGAGAACAAGAGATGAAGGTTAGCGCCATCATGCCCGTTGGTTATGGAGACAGGTACTTTCAGGTCGCACTGAACAGCTTCCTCTCCCAGACCTACGAAGGCGATCTTGAGCTTATCGTGCTGGACAACAGCGCAGAGCCTATTGAGCACCTGCTTCCAACCGATGAACGCATCAAGTATCACCGCTGTACCCGGATGCCTGTTGGCGCTTTGCGTAACCTCGGAACTTCGTATGCCACAGGTGAAGTTTGCATCTCGTGGGACGAAGACGACTGGTATGCAGACACCCGAGTTGAAGAGCAAGTCACGCGGCTTGAAGAGACAGGTAAGTCGGTCACTGGCTGGCACAACGTCCTGTATTACGACACTTCTAACAGCGGAACATACAAGTATTTCTACGAGCCAACAGGCCGGAATCACCCACCCTATGCATGTGGCACTTCCCAGTGCTACCTCAAGTCGTGGTGGGAGGGACATAAGTTCCCCGATACAGGCGTTGAGGACTTTGGCTTTCAGCTTGAAGCACTTCACCTGAACTTGCTGGACAGCTGTGACGCAGGTCAGTTGTGCGTGGCCAGAGCGCACGGCGATAGCAAATGCCCACCCCAGTTTGGACACAAACAGTTTCCCGCAGTGAGCAAAGACTTGCTGCCCCAAGAGTTCTTCAACGCAATCCGCGCTGTGGAAGCAAATCCAGTACAGGAGCAATAACCTATGTCTAATCCCATTGTTGGTATCGGCGCAGCTTTTGAATACGCCACAGTCGCTTCACCCACCGTCTTCACCACGCTCGCTGGCGTTGACACCATCACCATCTCTGGTGACAAGGTTGCCGTTGAAAAGACCACAACCATGGCAACCACCAACGGTGTTGACACTTTCATGTCCAGCACGCAAGACCCCGGCTCAGTTGACGTAAAAGCGTTCTTCATCCCCGGCGACACCACGCAGGTTGGTCTGGAAGCGATCCGTCTAGCTGGTCAAGCCGTCCAGATGAAGGCGATCTATGGCACGTCAAACAGCTGCACCTTCACCGGAATTGTGGAGTCTCTGACCCCCAGCTTCCCGCTGGAAAAGCCCGCACGCCTTGACGTGAAGATCAAGGTCACCGGACCAAAAGTGTACGTGTAACCAACAGGGACATAGGTTGGGGAGCGAACCTGCTCCCCTCCTGTAACGCCCAGAGGAAAACCCATGAAGCAAGAATCAATTTTGAAGACTCGGATTACTCCACACTTTTCGCTGGAGATCGACCAAGAGGATGGAAATCCACCCAAAGTCTGGAAGCTCTGCTACACGTACAAAGCAATTGCCAAGATCGAAGAGGCAATCGGTAAAGACCTCAAAAGAGTCGAAGACTGGAAAGACCTCAGTTCCGGCAAGGAATTCCCAACCATCGTGTGGGGTGGCCTAGATCGCTACAACCCTGACGTCACGCTTGAGGAAGTCACCGAAGTTCTCAATCCGGAAGCCCAGCGTCTGTTGTCCGACGAAATCTTTGAACTCATGTTCCCCGGCGTCACGAAGGCATATCAACAGGCACTCGCGGAACAGAAGGAATCGGGTGCAGCTGCCGACCCAAACGCATCAGCGGGGACGACGGTTGTATAGAGCGTCCCCCAGAAACCTGGGGTGAGTTGTGGGCGTTCGCCCGTTATGACCTCAAGCTGATGCTGGAAGAGTTTGAAGAACTCACTCCTGGCGAGTTCTTGGAGCTGTGTAAACGGCGCAACGTGGCAATCAAGTATGACCGCTATGCGAACGCTCTCTCAGCCTCGGCCATTTACAACGTCAATCGCGCAAGCACGGACGACCCAGTGGTTACTGCCTTTGACTTTGTAAGGGACGAAAAGGCGGCTGCCAAGCGGGAGAAGGTCAGACAGGCGAAGCGCTTTATCACGCAGGCCATCGGCACCATGCCCTTTGGGACGCCTCGGGAGAAGTTCTTGGATATCAGACGCAAAGTTATCGGCGACCTCACCGCCAGCGGTCACGGTAATGCAGAAGCGTTATTTGACGAGTGCTGGCCTACATTGAAGCCCACGAAAGAGGAACTGTAATGAGTGAAGTTGGCGCTCTCATCATCAAGTTGCAAGCAGAGACGGCCTCTTTCCGCGAAGACATGGGCAAGGTCAAAGGTGATCTTGACGACCTCAAGGATAAGGCCGGGGACGCTGGCGAGGGCTTTGACAGCAGCATGAAGAGTGCTCGTGGCAGCTTGATGATGGTTGAAGAGTCCGTTGGAGTCCGCCTCCCGCGCCACCTCAACACCCTTATTGCCGAGATTCCCGGTGTAGGGGCAGCGTTCGCCATGATGCTCCCCATCGCTGGTGTGGTGTTGGCTGGCGAACTCATTCACAAGCTGGTGGAGGGTCACAAGTCACTTGAAGACTCCATTCACGGCAACAGCGCTGGATGGCGTGAGCTAACGGAGCAATCGGAAAAGTTTCACCTCAGTGCCGAGGCTGCAATATTGGGCCTGAAGGCCCATCTTGAGGAACTCACCAGCGGCCCATTGGCCTCCTTCGGCACCAGACTGAAAGAGATTGATGCCCAGTCCATGAAGCAACTCCGCAGTGAGTTCGACGAGTTGGGCAAGACTGCTGAAAAGAACTTCCTCTCCATGGAAGAGTCTTGGCTAAAGTCAACACTGTTTGGCGACGGCAACGCGCAATCCGAGATTAAGAACCTGCATGAGCAGTTCACCCTGCTTGGTCAAGCGATCAAGGTTCCGGGTACGAGTCTCACTCAAATCAACAGGCTCATTCAGGAACAAATTGATAAGACCACCGAGGCCATGCACACCAATGAGGAGTGGGCTCACACGGCCAAGACTGATGACATCATCGCGGCCCAGCAGCGTCTCCTAGCGGTTCTGGGAGACATGAAGCAAGCCTACAACGATGTCGCGGCTGAGAACCAGCTGAAGAAACAAGTTGTCACGCAGGAACAGGTCAATAAGACCACCGAGGCGGGTGCCGCTCTCCAACACATTTTGACTGCGGGTGTTCATGCTCACGATGAGGCTCTAAAGAAGTTAGCCGAGACCAACGCTGAAGCCTCGACTGGTGGAAAGAGTGCTCAGAACGATTCGGCTATCAATGACCACCTCGCCAAAGAGCTTACAGCCATTGAAACCGCACGTGTAGCAAGCACGAATGCTGCCGCCGCTAACTTGGCTGCTCAGCGTAAGCAGTACGACGCCGACATAGTCGCAGCCGGGGAAAACATAGAGAAGAAAAAAGAACTCTCGGCTCACTTTGTTAATGAGATGAGAGCCGCCTCTGACGCCATCATTCAGGCGGATGCCGAAGCAAACAAGAAATCAGAAGCGGCCATGGCAGCGGCTTGCGAGAAGAAGATTCAGCTTGCCGAGAAGCTTGCTCAGGCAGTGACGCAAGTATCCATCGCCGGAGCAAAGCAGGAAGAGTCATTCCACATGAGCGCCATTAAGGCTGAGGAAGCTCGTAACAATGCCGCCTCCGCTTTGGGGCTGGAAACCCAGCGTCGGTACTTGGCACAGAAAATTGCGCTCATTAAAGAAGAGGAAAAGGCAAAGGAAGACGCCTTGGCCGCCGAGATCGAGGCAGAAAGAAAAGCTGCTGCCGCTGCTCATGCAGCTGGAGACCCCGCGAAAGAGAACGCTGCTCTGGCGAGGAAGATTCAGCTCCAAACGCAACTCAACAGCGTCACGACTCAGTACGCAACTGAAGTGAAGGGTCTCCAAACTGACCTCGCGAAGCTCAACAGTTCATGGTCAACCTACTTCGCCAAGATGAAGACTGAGACTCAGGACTTGAGCACTCAGATTCGTACCAACCTGCAAGCCAGCGTTACGAGATTCACGCAGTCGTTCGGCGACTCAATGGCAAAGTGCATTGTGGAGGGCAAGAGCCTTGGACAAGCAGTAAAGCAGGAAGCCGAGCAAATGCTTGAGTCCATGATTTCCATGCTCGTCCAGTGGCTCGAAAAGTGGATCATCAGCCACACGATAGCAAAACTGTTCCAACAGACCTCCGATGAATCTGGTCAGGCTTCTGCTGCTTCTCTTGCTGGAGCCAATATGGTTGCTTCGTGGTCAGCGGCTCCATGGCCCATTGACGGTATGGCTCCTGCCATGGGTATGCAAGCCTATGCCGCAGCCATGAGCTTTGAGGTTGGTGGAAAGATTCCTGGCGAAGGCCCAGTCCCCATCGTTGGTCACGGTGGTGAGACGGTCGTCACCAAGGCCCTCACCGACAAAGTGGAAGCCGCCAATGGCCGTGGAACAAGTGCAGGCGGTGGTAATCACACGTGGAACTATGCCCCGCAAATCCATGCCGTGGATGCAACAGGCGTGGACGCAATGCTGACCAAACATGCCTCTCTCTTCCAGCGCCACATCACTAACACGATGAGAAAGATGAATCGCTAATGGCCTATCCGATCATGCCGACTATGCCACTAAGCATGGCAAGCGGTCTTAAGAAGTCACCAAATTTCAACACCGTCAAGCAGAAGGCAGCGGCAGGACTGACGAGCGCGATTGCGCTTAAACCGTACCCGACGTGGGATTTCGAGTTTGGTCTTGACCACATTACAGGCCGCGAGTCATTGGCTTCCAGCGTGGTTGCTCAGTTCTTTGGGACGTACATGGCCACTGCGGGAGGCGCGGGATTGTTCCTGTTCACCGATCCCCAGGACAATACAGCCACCGGAGCACAGTTCGGAACAGGCAACGGAAGCACGACGACCTTCCAGCTGTCCCGCAACATTTATGGCTTCGTTGACGTCATTCAGAACCTCAATGGGTCTGCCTCAATCTATGTGGGCGGCGCACTCACCACACCCGCCTCAATCTCGGCAACAGGAGTGGTCACGTTCACCTCGGCTCCCGCGAACAACGCGGTGCTGACATGGACAGGCAACTTCTACTATCTGTGTCGCTTTGCTGAGGACACGGTGGATTCCACTCGTAGCTTCACAATCAACAACGGCATAGACCAGTGGATGATTCAAGGCGTCAAGTTCTCGTCCGAGTTTGCCGCAACCACGACCTACGGAACTATCGCGTCAGCGGGAGGCGTGTAATGAAACGCCTGATGCCCTCTGGTTTGATCACGTTCTTGCAGCAGACTCCCAACTGTGTTCGGGCTGACTTGTTCACCCTCACGCTACCGACTGGCGCGGTCATCTACGTCACCGATGGCCAGTTTGACATCGTGGTGCCATCTGGTACACCCGGATGGACTGGTGCAACCCAGACCTTCAGAGCGACGAAGTACGGTGTGTGGAGCCGGGGAGCTATCACTTCAGAGGCTTCGTTTGACCTGTCCTCCAACACCATGACGCTTACTTGCGTGCCTCAGCAGAGCACGATGTATCCCGGCCTCACGGTGGGATTACTGAACGGAGCCTACCAAGGCTTGTTCGATGCGGCCACCGTCACAGTCCAGACAGCCTATATGCCCCTCGGAAGCTATGGGAATGTCAGCAACGGCATCGAGACTAAGTTCTTTGGAACGGTCACCAAGATCAGCCAAATCAATCGCACCAAGGTTGTGTTTGAGTGCGGCGATCCCCTGTACCTACTCAACATGAAGATTCCGTACAGATTGTTTCAGGCCGACTGCCCATGGAGCTTCTGCGATTCCAACTGCACGCTGTCAGCCGCTAATTACACGGTCAGCTTTACTGCCGCCACCGGGAGCACGAGTCAACTACTGAAGCCGAGCACGACGTTCACGCAAGCCGCTGGCTACTTCAGCCAAGGCGTTGTGAAGTGTACGGCTGGAGCGAATGTTGGCCTGTCTCAGACCGTTCAACTGCACGACACGACTGGCTACCTTGAACTCACCGCGCCATACCTGTTGCCTGTGTCTGCGGGAGAGTCGTTCTCCGTTATCAAGGGATGCAACAAGACGATGCCAGCATGTGTGGCCACAGCCACGACAGCCGGAACTGTTACGAACAACTTGATCAACTTCGGTGGCACGCCATACACGCCAGTGCCGACCACAGCCGTTTAAGGGGCGACCATGCTGACACCAGAACAAAGAGAAGCGATTGTTGCAGAAGCGGCCAGTTGGGTGGGAACACCGTACAGAGGCTGGAGTGCCGTCAAAGGTCCACATGGTGGAACTGACTGCGGAATGATCATCAAGGCTGTGTACCAGACGCTTGGCCTCATCCCGAACGGTGGCCTCGGCATTGATATGACATACAGCTTGCAGGTCGCCCAGCATCTTGCAGACCCCACATACCTGAATCACATTGAAACCTTCATGCGGGAGATTCCCGAAGAGGAAGTTCAAGCTGGCGACGTGGTGGTGTACAAGTTGGGCCTTGCGTTTGCTCACGCCGGAATCATCGTGAAGTGGCCGCTGTTCATTCATGCCTTGGGCCATGGTGGCGTTCGGTTCTCCGATGGACTCAGCCACCCCAAACTTCGCAACACAACCCGCAAGTTCTACACACTGAAGGACGCAGAATAATGGGCATCTTTGGTAGCAGCAATAAGGGTCCGACAAAACTCAACGGTGTCTCAATCAATCAGTCCAAACAGGGCTTCGCGATTGCCGCCCTGATGGGGCAGAACAAGATTCAACAGTCCATTATCTGGCTGGATGGCTTGCACTCGGTTCAAGCCTCAAGCGGTGGCGGCAAGGGCGGTGGTAAGAGTGGTGGGGGAAACTACCTTTACACCGCTGACGTAATCGCGGCCTTGTGCAATGGGCCTGTGTCATCCATCGCAAGTGTGTGGTCTGGCCAAACGTGGCTTAGCACCCTGACAAGCTCTGAGAGCACCGTGCTGACCGGAACAACGTACACACCAACTTACAGCGCCAATCTAGCTGCTGACAATGGCGTGTCCATGCTCACGATGTACAGCGGAACGTACAACGACTTTGGCGCGTCTAGCTCAACCGTGTTGAGTGGAACCGACTACACGCCAATGAAGCTCGTACCGTACGGAACAACGCTTACAACGGGCATGTACTCAATCAATTCGTCCACTGGCGCGTACAACTTTTCCAGCGCCGATGTCGGCAAGCCCGTGGTCGTCAACTACCAGTACTCGTTGCAGAACTTCATTCAGCAAGAGACCGACCTGATTCCGAGCAACGGAACAGTTAAGCCAGGTGGTGCGAATGGGCCTCAAGTTGACATGGGGGTTGTGTTCTACAACAACGGCACGAGCATTGATGGAACGAAGCTGACAGCGGTGACGACCACCCCGACTGTATCCGGCACCTACAAGTTCACTTCCAACAACTCGGCTGCACCGACGTACCAGTTCGCCACGGTGGATGCGAACAAAGAAGTCCTCATCACGTGGTCATACACCAACAAGGCTGCTGTCTCTAGTCCGTCAGATACACTGCTCAACTTTGAATTGTTCACAGGAGCCCAGAGCCAAGCGGTTGCACCGTATATGCTGACTGGCTACTCCCACGGCGACAATGGTGTCACATACTTCAACCCTGCGTTCCCGGCAGAAGCCTTGGGATACACGAACACGGCTTATGTCCTCTACTACCCGATGGAACTCGGTAGCGATGCAGAACTTCAGGACAACACATTTGAAGTCATCACCCCTCATGCGTTTGGTGGTGGCATCGTTGACTGCAACCCCGTCACCTGCCTCTACACCGTGCTCACCAACTCTGTCTGGGGCTTGGGCAGCGGAGCGCAACCGTTCCCTGTATCAGCCATTGACAACGGAACGAACGGCACTTGGGGTTACTCATCCCCAACTGGTGGCGCTCGCACCTCGAATAGCACGGCTTGGAACTGGTTCGCCGCACAAAACTTCTTCATATCGCCAGTGATCGACAGCCAAGACACCGCTGCCTCAATTATGAGCAAGTGGCTTGAGGCTGGTATGTGCTCAGCCTTCATGAGCGAGGGTCTGCTGAAATTGGTTCCGTACGGTGACACCAGTGCGGCTGCTAATGGCTGCACTTGGGTTGCGCCTTTCTCCTACGTGGTGGCCTTGGATGACACTTGCTTCATCGCCAAAGAGGGTGAAGACCCTGTCAAGATTGAGCGCAGCGCATGGCAGGATGCCAACAACAAGATTCAGGTCCAATACAAGAATCGCGCGAATCAATATTCTGACGACATCCTTCAAGAGTCCGACCAAGCCGCAATCAATCGCTATGGTCTTCGTGTCGAGGATGCCCAGAACTGGGACTTCATCACCACAGTGACCTCTGCAACATTCGCCGCCAATATGCGGTTGAAGCGCAGCGTCAACATTCGTAACACCTACACCTTCACGCTGCCCTACACGTATTCGTACCTTGAGCCAATGGACATCGTGCCAATCTCAACAACGTCTGTGTGGGCGGCTGGACTGAACAACGCCAATTTGGGCATTGTGAATTTGCCCGTTCAAATCACCAAGATCGTGGATGATCCGGTCAACGGTTTGGAAATCACGGCAGAGGATTACGCCTACGGAACTCACAAGCCTGTCCTCTACAACAAGGGCATTTCCAGCGGCGATATCGTCATCAACCAGTACGCGAATCCAGCAAACTCAGAGGTCGTCCTATTTGAAGCCACATCACGTCTCACTGGCTTTACAGGCAACCAAATCTGGATTGGTGCTGCTGGTGCCTCTGCTGAATGGGGTGGTTGTGCAATCTGGATCAGTTCGGATGGAGCCAAGTACACACAACTGGGAACAATCACAACCCCAGCGAGACTTGGTACGTTGGCCAGCGCATTGCCCGTAGGATCGGCTGCTGACACGGTCAACAGCTTGGTAGTGAACATTGCTGACAACTGTGGCGCTCTCTTCGCTGGGACGCAGTATGACGCAACGCAAAACAACACGCTCTGCTACGTGGACAACGAGCTAATCAGCTATTCAGCCTGTGCCCTGACTGGTTCGGACCAGTACACGATGAACACGTATCTCTCCAGAGGCGCGATGGGTTCGACAATCGCCTCTCACGCGGCTGGAAGCTTGTTCATGCGTCTGGACGATTCCATCTACAAATACACCTACGACCCTCAATGGTATGGGAAGACTTTGTACTTCAAGTTCTCGTCGGTGAACAGTTTCAACAACTGCCCACAGGACCTCGCAACGCTAACAGCGGTGCCGTTCACTGTTCCTGGCCTCAATCCCGGCACCGTGAGCGCGTCCACTGGAATCGTGACGGCAACATCGGTGGTGTATCCGGCCAATGGAAGCAATCCACCCAAAGCCGTTTCCACGCTTGAACCTGCCGAACCCGGAGCGGATTCAACCGCAAACAATACAGCCGTCGCTATCGTGAACCCTTCGTTCTCTTCGGCTACCACAGTGACATCAGGTGTACCCGGCTGGACTGTTCCAACAGGCTGGTCCGTGGTGACTGGAGGAGTGGACTAAATGAGTCAATGCTTACAAACAACAACTGCGTGCGGAACGTCTGAAGGCTACAACACCACGATGTCTGTGTTGGTTGGACAAGTGGTGGTGGCACAAGGATACTGCAAAGCCATCGGCGTCACGGGCACAGGTGGAATCAGAATTGACTGGCTTAACTCTGCTGGGACGTTGCTGAGTTCCACCACCAGCGCGACCACAGTTACCGGAACAAGCAGCTGGACGCTCTGCAAGGTCGTAGGAACGGCACCAGCGTCCACAGCCTACGCTCGCTTCGCGTTCTACACGACCTCTTGCACCGCCGGATACTTCCAGTTCGATGACTCGATGATGCAGCTCCAGTCTTCATCCCTGGACGAGGTGCCCCAAGGCAACACGTTCAAGTCTGTCACGGCGATTGACCCGAACGGAAAAGCCATCATTGACTTGTCTCAGGCTCACCTGAACAAGACAGCTTCAAACATCACCTTCGCATCTGGAGCGACGATTGAATCACTAAAGCCAGCGGCTGCTGGTGCCGATGTCACCGCGAACAATACCGCTGCTGATACAGCGAAGGTAAACGGGGTGGTGTCTAGCAGCATCAGTCCGATTGCAACCCTTATGCCCGCACAAGCTGGTGCCGACAAGACAAGCCTGAACACAGCCGCAAATACGTCAGCCGTCGGCAGTAACACGGCATCAGATGTCAACAACACCGTGCTCTCAGGTGGTGGCATCAACTTCGCCTCTGGTCTTCACACAAACAAGACACTAGACAACATCGGCGACGGTTCAACATACGCTCGTGTCAACTCTTCCGCGCTAACAGGCAACAACATCGACCCCAGCAAGTCGGGAATGTTGATGAAGGGCAGTTTGCCGCCAGTGTTGACCAATGGCTTCACATACACTTCGACCACATCTTCAATCACTTGGAACTGGCCAAGCAGCATGGCAATCTACAGAGCCGATGGCACCCTCACCTCAGTGGGCGCTGGCTCACAAAACATCAGCGGTCTGGTTTCATCCATGCCGTACTACTTCTATCCGTGCTGGAACGAGACGACTCAGGCGTTGCAGTGGATTGGTAATTCCAACGTGGCTTCCGCCACGATGGTCGGCTATACAGGAAATGGAACAACGGGTTACGTCAATACGGCAACAGCGGTATCCACCCCAACGAACTTTTCCGTTGAATGCTGGGTGAACACCACCAACACGAGCAACAGCCTTCCGCTGCTATCTCTCAGTTCGCCTGACGCCATCGGAACGGCTACGAGCGTAGTGTTTGCCATGACGGCTCAGTGCGCCGGATACCTTGCAACGTCTTCATCCGCGTATGAAATCGAGTATGGAACTCTTCCAGCGGGACAGGTGTTGTACGACGGCATAACACATCACATCGTATTTACATGGAACGGCAGCACGAAGGGATACGCTGTTTACTATGATGGCGTACTGGTCGGCAGTGGTACTGCGGCTTCTGCTCTGTACTCCACGACTGGTCTCTATTGGCATATCGGAGCAGTGCAAGGCAAGGCGTCTGGATGGCTTTGGACGACCAACAGCTACTCGTGGGCTTCAACTGTCCTGTCCAATGCTGCCGTTTACAGCACGGTGCTGACCACCGCGCAAGTTGCGAACCATTACCAGACCATGGTCAACCTCGGCTTGACGCAGTACAACACCGTGGTCACTGCTGACGCTCCGACCTACTGGTGGAAGCTGAACGAAACGTCAGGCACCACAGCAGCCGATTCAGCCGGAGGCAACACAGGCACCTATCAAGGTGGTGTGACGCTGAATCAGACGATATCTTCCTTTGGTGCTGTTGGCTCCCCTGCCTGTGCATGGAAGGGCACCACATACCTCACGGCTCAGGCCGCGTCCGTGCAAGGAATGGTTCCCCTCACCAATGGCGCGATATCAGCCACACCGTCAGGTGGTACTGGTGGCTCAGGAGGAAGTGGCGGCGACGGTGGTGGTGGGTGCTTCTCACCGAATACACGTGTCAGGACGCAGCGCGGTGAAGTTCGCTTTGACGAACTGACGCTTGACGACTCGGTTCTGACAGCAGCCGGAACATGGCGGCGCATCGCCAAGTTGCTCATTCATGACTGGACCTCTCCCATGCTCGACATGGGGGACGGTGAACTCATCACCTACAAGCACAGCGTTCTGGACGGCCACACATGGGAACGCGGCTGCACTCTCTTCGGCGGCTCGCAGCTGTATTGCGGACAAGTCTGGAATCTTGAGACTGACGTTGATGAGCCGGATGAAATCGGCCAAAGCCCATACACAGAACACAGCTACACGCTGGCGAACGGCCACGTCGTTCACAACGGATTTTCAACGAAGTGAGGAGACACGATGGCAAGAAATCTATATCTCGCGCCCACTGAACTAGCAACAGCCTACAACGAAAAGTTTGCGGTTTGGCACGCAATACCTGTTGGAGATGGAACCAGCGAGTTTATCTCCGCTCTGTTCTCAACGGATCGAGCGCAGGACGAATGGGAAAGCCTGCCCGGAATCACTGTCGTAGGCAATGAGTTGAGCCAAGCTCAGATTGACGCGGATGTTGCTACGATTCTGGCCGACTTGGCTGTGACTCCTGACATGACGCCGGGAGATGTGCGTAAGCTCATTCGGACCACCTATCCTCACCCGCTGTTCTGACTCGCGGGGAATTCCATATACCTAACCGTTGTTTATGGGCTTGCCCTAACCTCTGAACAACGCAAAGAGCAACTAACATGAAGATCGATTGGGCGCATTACAGGTTGGTAGTTCATGGAATTGTCGCGGCGTTCGTATCTGCCGCCTTGACCACACTGGCTGGAATCGTAGCAACACCTGATCTCAGCTATCAGCAACTGGTACACGTCGCCATTACAGGTGGCATTGTTGGCTGCGCTGGATACTTCGTCAAGTCGCCAGTGAGCAAGTAATGATCACCGACATCACCAGCCAACTGAAGCGTGACGAAGGTTTGCGGCTGGTCCCATACAAAGACACACGAGGCAAGGTCACTGTTGGGTACGGCCACAACCTCACAGACGATGGTGGCCCACTGACTCCAATCACTCAGGCTCAAGCCAATGCTTGGCTGGTGTCAGACATCGCACACGCAAAGAGTGAACTCCTAGAACATCTTCCGTGGGCAACCATGCTGGCTGAGGTGTACGCGGGAGTCCTCACAAACCTTTGCTTCAACATGGGAATCGGTGGGCTGCTTGAGTTTCAATGCACGCTGAACCTCATTCACTCTGGTCGTTACGGCGAGGCAGCAGACGAGTTGCTTCGTAGTGCGTGGGCAACTGAGGTAGGGCTCCGGGCAAACAGACTGTACACACAGTTGAAGACCGGGCAATGGCAGTAGCTTCATCAACCGATTGAAGGTCTCTTATGGTGTCACCAAATCCCAACGAAAGCAGTATGGGCCTCAGCATGGAAATGGCAGCTTTAATCCTCGCAAAACTGGAATCGCTAGAAACCAAATTGGACGATCTTTCAATCGACACCAAGCAACGCCTCACCCAGCTGGAAACTCAGATGCACCCGTTGGTAGGAAACGGTCAGCCGGGACGCTGCGCCCAGCAGCTAGCTTGGGGGCAAGAGGCTGAGCGCAAGATGGATTCTCGCGTCAAGGAACTGGAGCAGTGGCGCGTCGGTCTGTCGTGGTGGGTTGCTGGTGCCACGACCATTGCCACCATCGTTGGTGCCGCCGTCGGCGGCATTATCACTTGGGCCTTCGAGTACTTCAAACTTCACAAGGGCTAACTTCGCTTCACAATCTTCTTCGCCTGTTCCAATGCCTTTTCCGCGCGGCACACAAGAACACATCCATAGATAGCGAAAGCGGCAAGAGCGAGTAGTGCAATCGTCAGCAGCATGATGAATCTCCTCACCATGAACTGCGAAGTTTGCTTGCTTGGAAATTACCTTTCGAGCGCCGGAAGGTCCAGCTTAGGGTTTGGTATGACATTTCTATTCAGCCTTGGCCAACTCGTTGCGACTCCTGCGGCATTACGCGCTCTTGAAGAATCCCAAGAAACCTTCTGGCCCTACATCACACGGCACCTTACAGGTGACT